TCGTAAGCCGTCTAAGTCCGGCAAGACCATGTCTAAGTACTGGGTTTTGCCGGACGAGCGCGAGAATCTTTTTTACAAAGCAGTTCATATGCACCACCCTTGTACGGTCTGGACGGCTGAGAGCAACAACAACTACAACTGGCACTATGTCCATTTTGTAGCTCTTTGTGACGAATACACGTATCGGTATGGTAAGGTTCATGCCACTGATACGTTGCTTCGTGAAGCACTCAAATCTCCGCCTCGCAATATTTCTAATGGTAACCTGACTCTTCAACCACTGGCTATGAAGGCTAACCCCGAGTGTATGGATTACAGGGATATTGTAGGATCCTACCGTAAGTTCTATCAGACTAAACAGGGTCGATTCAAGATGGCATGGACTAACCGACCAGTGCCAGACTGGTTTAAAATAGCAGCATAAGAGAAGACCGGCTTAGGCCGGTTTTCTTTTGTCTGATAAATAAACTGAAGGAGATTTAATATGGCTGCCCAACAGGGGTTTCAATATGAAAAAAATGCTGCAGACGTTCTTAAGAAATTAGGAATAGTTCCAATGATGTTTCAACCAGCGGGAGCTGGTCACGATCAACCTGACCTCAAAATTATGAAGCCTGGTGGCCGTACAACAGCTGGATGCGAACTTAAAATATCCGCCGCTTCGGCAGGATCTCTTGTCATGAAATATGATATCAATGATACACAAAATCCATGGAAGTTTGGCGATATTAAAGCAACAGAAGATGAAAAGCTTTTTATTCGTGACCTTGCATATGAAGTTGGTGTGTTTGATACTATTAAAGAAAAATGGACAGCCATTCCTGCTAAGCGTGAAAAAGATGCTAATTGGAAAGCTTTTCATGGAAGCATGTCAAATAGAGAAATGTATGAGAGAGATAAAGCTCTATTTAAAGATGTTAAAGGATCTATTCCAGCTTCAAAGATTGAAGAATATTATGTTAAAAAGAAAACGTATTATGTAAATGTTGGAACACATGGTTTTTATCTTTTAGGAAAAACAAATCCACTTGGATTAAAAGGTGTTCCTCTATTTAGTTCTGCAGCATCTGCTACATATCGAGCAAGAGTTCAGTACAAAGGTAGTGGCAATTATCAATTTACATTTGAAATGCAATTTAGCATTCCTGCTTTATCAAAATCGCCTTTTAATATAGCACCCGTTGATGGTAAATCAGTTAATATAATTGAAAAAAATTTAAACCTTGCCTGCTTTTTGTAGTTGACATTTTTTTCAAAGCTGTGTAGTATAAAAATATGAAAAAGATAAATCGATTTCGAAAATTTTTAGGCTCAGGCACTCTTACGATGTTCGACATCGATGAGACTCTTTTTCATACTAAAGCCAACGTTGCGGTGGTAAAGGATGGTAAGGTTGTTCGAATGCTCGACAACCAGGAATTCAATACCTACAAGCGCCAACCTGGCGAGGAATACGACTTTCGAGAATTTAAATCAGCTGAAGTGTTTCGTAAGACTTCGACTCCTATCGTACGGATGATCGAAAAGGCTAAAGCAATTGTGAAGGCAAAAAAGAATCCTCATAGCCAAGCAATTATTGTAACAGCCCGCGCAGACTTTGATGACAAAGATATGTTTCTTCAAACTTTTCGTGATCATGGTTTGCCAATTGACCAAATGCATGTTGAACGTTCTGGTAATCTCGGAATCGATTCGCCGGCTGAAGCAAAGAAAGTGGTGTTTCGTAAATACCTAAATACTCAAAACTATATAAAAACTCGACTTTATGATGATGCGATGAGCAACCTTAAAGCGTTTTTGGATCTTCAAAAAGAGTATCCAAGCATCAAATTCGAAGCTTATTTTGTTAAACCCGATGGATCGATAAAGACAATCAAATGACAGCATTTAAAAATTTCCTTACAGAAGAAGCTAGCGAAGAAAAACTCAAGCACCTTGAGCACGCTGAAGATCATGTGATTAATGCCGGTGCAGAAGGTTTCTCACATGCATATCATAATCTAAAAGATGTACACGATAAACTAACTGGTAAAACCAATGCCACAAAGGTGACCATGAAGTATGATGGTTCACCTTCCATTGTGTTTGGTCGTCATCCTGAGAATGGCAAGTTTTTTGTAGCTTCAAAGTCTGCATTCAACAAGAATCCTAAGATCAATTACAACGAAGAAGATATTCAACGTAATCATGGACATGCTCCTGGTCTGGTTGAAAAGCTCAAAGCTGCTCTTCATCACCTGCCTAAGGTAACTCCAAAGAAGGGAGTGTTCCAGGGTGATGTTATGCACACGCCGAATGATGTGCACATGACCGGCAATCGAGTACATTTTACACCGAATACCATTACATATTCTGCAGATAAGAATTCACCTCATGGTAAAGCAGCAACACGATCAAAAATTGGCGTTGCTGTTCATACTAAGTACAATGGTAAGAACCTTGAGGATATGAAAGCCGAATATGCTCCGAACCTAGATGAGTTTGGTCTTCATAAAGATGTTCATTTGATTTCAACAGAACATAATACGTCTGGCATTGACTATAAGCCTCAACATCAAGCTCGGTTTGTAAAGCATATGGCTGCAGCCGCAGCATTGCATTCTAAGACTGGCCAAGAAACTCACGATGCAATTGAGAGCCATAGAATTCAACTAAAAACGTATATTAATCATACAGTTCGTACAGGCACTAAGCCAAATGTAAACGAGTTTATGGCACACCTTGCCAAGTCTCACCAAAAGAAAATTGATGCAGTGAAAACCGAAAAGTCCAAAGGTGCTAAGATTAGTGCTATGGAGCAAGAGGTTTCTCATGTTCAGCGCAACCGTGCACACTTTGACCAGGTTTTAAAAATGCATCATCACCTGCAAAAAGCTAAAGATGTTCTGGCTAACACATTATCAAATCAGGCCGAGTTTGATCATAGCATCAACGGCAAAAAGTCAAAGCCCGAAGGATTCGTAGTAGTAAGACATAATCGTCCTACCAAGATCGTCGATCGTGCTGAGTTCTCGGCTGCTAACTTTAATAGGGACAAATCACTATGAAGTCAATTCATATAACCCAAGGCAGATTCAATCCTGTGCACGCTGGCCATGAGATGGTGGTTAAGCACGTGATGGGTGCTGCTAAAAAGGAAGGTGCCGATCATAAGATTCTCACCACGGGATCTCATGATGCAAAAAAGAATCCTCTCACACCAGAGCAAAAGGTAAAGCATCTTTCTCGTGCAGTGAAGGGCGCTAAAGTAGAAGCTATGGGTAAGGATCATCCTACACTTCTTCATCAGATGTCTAAGCTCCATAAAGCAGGTTATACTCATGTAACCATGCATGTAGGTTCTGATCGTGTCCATGAGTTTCATAACTTGCTCAACAAGTACAATGGAACCGAAGGAAGACACGGGCACTACAATTTTAAAAGCATTAAGGTCAAGTCAGTTGGTAACGAGCGCAAGGAAGGCGGAGGCGGAATTGAATCTGCTTCAGGTACTGCTATGCGTAAACACGCTACTGCTGGTGACAAAGAATCATTCCATAAGATGGCTCCATCAGGAATGAGCAAAGCACACAAAGATGAATTATATCACGACGTCCGTAAAGGCATGGGAATCCATGAGTCGTTTATTGCAAGATTTAAAAACTGGATTAATTAATGGCACAATGGCGTATTGACTCTCATGAGTGGAAACAACCACACAACGTAACGCTCTTTGAAGCTGTTATGCTAGCAGATCCATATGGAAATTTGGTTGGTCCTGCAAATCCATCGGGCGTAGCGGTTGATGCATTTGGTCGTGCTAGAATGTCTACGCCACTCACTCTATTTGATTCATCACATCGATACAGAGATAACAATCTTTGGAGTACATCAAATACTGCTGGCACAACGTTTGCACACAGCGTAAATGAAGGTTTGGTCAATCTTAATCTTCCTACTACAGCAGATGCTGAGATTATTCGCGAATCAACTAAAGTATGTTCATACCAACCTGGTAAGTCTCTTTTCATTTTAAACACCTTTGTACCTAATGCTCCTAAAGCAAACCTAAGACAACGCATCGGATATTATGGTGAGCAAAATGGAATCTATTTTGAAATAGATGGCACCACTGCATATTTTGTAGAGAGATCCTATACCACCGGCGCACTAGTAGAAACACGAGTAGCTCAAGCCGACTGGAACGTTGACAACCTATTAGGTTCTACAGCTAATCTCCCTGGTCAAGGTCTTGGTTCGTGTCCTTCAAATATTACTTTAGATCTAACCAAAGCTCAAATCATGTGGATGGATATTGAGTGGCTTGGTCTCGGTACAGTTCGTTGTGGATTCGTAATTGATGGTAAGCTAATTCATTGCCATTCATTCCACCATGCTAATTTAATTACATCAACATATATTACTACAGCATCTCTTCCACTTAGATATGAAATCAAAAACACAGGAACTACAGCAAGCAATTCATCTTTGAAGCAAGTTTGCTCGACTGTAATTTCTGAAGGTGGATACGAACTACGTGGTTTACAACAAGCAGCATCTGTTCCCATAACAGCTCCAGTAGATCTACCGGTTGCTGGAACTTATTACACCGTTCTTTCAATTAGGTTAAAAACAAGTCCAAATAGATTAGATGCTATTGTAATCTTAACCGCGCTTTCAATTCTTGGCATTACCAACAATGCTCATTATAACTGGCAAGTTAGAGCCAGTGGTACATCGAATGGTGGTACTTGGGTTGATGCAGGAGCAGACAGCGCCATTGAATACAAAATTGATGGTGGTACTTATACCGGCGGTAGAATTCTTGCTTCAGGCTATACAAGTGGTTCGAACCAAGGATCATCATCAATCGATATTCTAAAAGAAGCTCTGTTTAAATTCCAATTAGAACGTAATGGACTAACTGGTACACCATTTGAGCTTTC